AAACCCATTAAAGCTGTACGTGAATTAAATTCCTTTCTTGCAACCTCTATGCAATCTTCTAAGGATGCGTCTAAATTTATCAGGCCAAATTCTATCGCCCGTTCAGCCACCATCCCACCTACCATTGGCAAGTTTGGTACAGTCTTTACCTTGTATAAATTTTGCACAATCCAGCATGGCATGTTCTGTATCATCATATTGATCTGGCTGGCACTAAAATGCCGTATGTTCCAGCGTTCGCAAATATTCTTTTTTTCGGAGGTTTTTTTAGTGTCAGCCACGGGTTAGCAATTCTTTCATAGTTGAAACCGGTAAAATGAAAATAGGCTCTCGTTTGTCCAGTCGCACGACTAGAAAATCATTTTCGCCCAGCGCATCCGTAACCTGTTTAAACCCACTCTTGCGTGCTTTCACCTCACCAACCAAGGGGGCATCACGTCCGGTTAAATACAGGTCAATGTCGCCTTTTGCATATTCTGTTGCACCGCTCAACGGCACACGTATGGAATGTAGTCCCCATGACTTAAATAAATTGACACATTCCAACTCAACGCGTTTACCCTTATCGCGTTGCATCTTACCCATTTTTAAAGGGGGCCAGCCGAGAGATAGCGGGATACGTTGAAAATCAACTGGCCCCCTACCAAAAGTATGTGAGCGAGGTGAACACATACTCCTGATTCGCTAATCATCTGGATATAAATCCGGTCGTAATTCTTCGCGTGTCACAGCTCCATCAACAGCTCTTTCCACCTCCAGCACACGATTTGCTGGAACCTTTTCCCACTGGTGGATGGCTTGTCGAGTAACATTAATTCGCCGTGCTAAATTGCTAATTGACCCAGCTAATGTTATGGCACGCTCTAAGGCAGTCTGCTCAATTTCAAGTGTTATCCATCGTTTGCTCATGCTCATTACGTAAAGCATTGCTTTCTAACGGTCAACAGGAAAAATGTTTACGGGGTTAATTGAATCAATTCACCGGCTTTGTACCCGTCAGCCAGATCAAAGTCCTTGGAAAAATCTGCTGGAGTGAATTCGTTTGCTGGTTCACCGTTGTGGTTCATAATGCCAACATGTCGTAGCATTAAAGCTGTCAGCTCACTGCAAAACACGCTCGATGCATCAGGCTCATTTTTCATAAATCTTGTACCTGGCATATCTATGGCAGACCGCACCAGCTCCATCTGGTTTTTCTCATAAGGCCGTCCGTGGAAGTTTCTCATAAAATCCATCGCGGCTTTTTTCTGCTTATGGGTTCGTGGCCCGAGGATTGGCCGCACCCACACCTTTCCGTCGTAGTTGTTTAAACGCAGGCTCATGTTTACGAGCTGAACGCCCTTGGAAGGTTTGCCTGCCAGCAAATCATGCGTATCACTTAGTGTCGTTGATTCAAACAGGGCAAGACAATTATATTCATGCATATGTAGCGTTAAAGCAATGTGGCTTTTGTCGGATTTCGTTATCCACTTAATTGCTTCAGAAATACGCCCCTTGCCCGAAAATAGAACAATGTCCAATGACCGTGCCTGTGCCCTGTATTCGGAGTATCTCATTCAGACTTGTCTTTGTTTTTTGTGAAATAGATAAAGGCTGCAATCACACCCATGATTAAAACCGTATTAAGGCTGACCTCAGAGCCACCCATTTTGATTGCAGGCTTAATTCCGCTGGTGCCGAGAAAGTCCATAAACATTGTTGCACCACCCCCTGCTGCTGCACCAGAAATCATTTTTGCTATAGATCCAAAGTTCATTATTCGCTCCTATCTGTAGGTCCAGAAGAATGGTCGCTTTTTAACCCAGTCTCCATGTTTCAAATCATCCAGATGCACAAACCTTACATCACCATGAGCCTTCACGCCAATACCTGTAAATCCATGCTCAAATGCCAATGCCAAAAAATGGTATATATCTTCGCCTGGTATCAGCATGTCAGCAGCATGGCCACTTTGATGCGCTCCCTTACCGCCAAGTTTTTCGTCATAATCTCCACAGCGAAAACCGGATGTAATTCGCATCGGCTTTTTATATTCATCACGAAGACGTTGCAACCGACTTATGAATGGAGGGTGAATACTTTGGTTGTTGCAACAAGCACAGGCAAATTCAGCGTAAGTAAAATTTTCCCAAGGGTTAGTCCCCATAAAGTTCCTCCAGCTCAGTCATCGAAATATGCTTGTCGGAATGTAACCGACCCTGATCTATCAACAATTCATAAATGCCATAATGCCACCCACTGGAAGCATGTCCAACATAAGGCTCTACATAACCTTGCGGCAAAGAACAGCCAAGGTCAAGAATGGTAATGCTTTGATTTTCCCCTAGTTTTGTAGCCTTATGCCGCCCTCCCATGTGCCTGTGCCCGAAAACGATATCGTGCAATGAATGGTTTGCAATGTTATTTAAGGCATGGACACCAGAATAAGACCGCCCCATGCGGTTCAAAGGAGCATGGACAAAGCCAACATCCCCAACGTAATAAAACATGCCATATTGCGAATAATTCAAATGATGGCTCATTAACAGGTTGGCGATCTTACCTGTAAGTATTCCGGCCATCTCTGGGGTGCGCTGTGTAAATGAAATAGCCCTGTCTTCATGGTTGCCTAGCGTGACGTGTTCAATTTTAATCTTGTGCCCAGCTTTGCCTTCATCGTAAGCACTCAGGGCAGCGTGACCGCTATCAATATCCTGCTGGAACGATGGTTTAAATTTACCTGTGAGGGTGTCATTGCCGTCATATTTGGACAGACTGTCAAACGTAAACACGTCGCCAATCCAGATTACAAAGTCTGCACCAATCTTATTGGCGTGGCGACCGAACCATTTAAAGCGTTGCTTATCTGCGAGACTTGGGCTGTCATGGGCATCGCCAATAGCTATACCACGCAACCTACTACGCCCATGCGGGTTCGGGCGCTGACTGACGCTGATGTGTATTTCTGGGGGGGGATTTACGCTGGTTTCAGCGACATGGACACGAAGAAGGGCAGTGTTGAAGCGATGTATGAAAGTTCGATAGCCTATACCAAGGAACTCTGCTGCGCGTTTCTTCTGGCAACCGTTATTGTGATAAGCGTCAAGGACTTCCTGACACTGTGCATCCGTCAGTGGAATTGCTGCCATTTTGTTTTAGTGGGTGTATCCAAACGTCCCACCACCTAGACGTTGAACGCTCAATCCAGGTTTCTTGAGAAAATGGCTTCCTCCTTTGCCCGATGCCACAACGCAAACCATATCTGCTTGCGGCGGCCCCATCAGAAAAGACCATCCGTTTTGCGAAACAAATAACTGGGCCACTAATTTAAGTTCCGTTCCATCGTTTTTGATTGCCTGCACAATTCCTTCCCAACGGAGTTTTTCGCCATATTTGTTTTTCAATTCTTTAAAAATTTTCATCTTGCTGTCACACAAAACAGGCCATTGGGTTTTTGTGGCTCCTATTGCTATGGTTGTGGCTCCTGTTGTTATGGCTGTGCCACCACCTCCACCGCAGGAAATGGCAGTTGATCCAGAAAAAATAAACCCTAAAATAACACACACAACAAAAAGGCCATTACGTTTTATCATTCTTATGACCTCCGTTAATGCGGTCACGCAATTTATTCATAAAATCCCAAAGGGCACCGATCTGGCTATGGTGATGGTCGCTGGCCGCACGGAGTTTTGTTACTTCTACAAAAACATCACGCTTATTGATATCATCGACATCCTTGCGTAATTCCTTTACCTCCTGATTCAGCTTTACAGCCACCACGAGCAAAGTAATCAGCGCAAGAAGCTGATGCCAATAGTCCTTGATTATATCCACTTTTACGGATCATTAGGATTCAAGATTGCTGTTTTACGGTCAGCAGTGATTAACTCAGCAGCCACAAGTGCGTCCATGAAATCAACGGTTTTGGAAGAAAGCAAATCTACCTTGTCTCTTGCAATGACACGCTGTAATGCCTGCAATAAACGAACATGCTTTGGTTTTCCCTCAGCATCCATTGAGTATACATGCTCACCGATTGCGTCCATTTCGTCAGCAGTAAACCGTGCCTCGAAGGCATCATATGAGAATACCAGGCTGGTCAACTCAATAGCCGGTTTAACGAAAACAGAGCCGTTCCATGTGTCATGCGGCGCTGCATTTGCCGCAGGCTGTGTCGTATGCCCTGCTGGTACTTGATACTCGCCACTGGCACCAGACCAGCCATCTGGCACTTCGATAACATTGACTACTTTTCCACCACTGTCGATAACCGCGATACGGTCTGCCAACGCAGCGTTTAAACAGCCTATCACTGCCGCCATACTCAGCGGTATTAACCATGTTTTTCTTTTCATCAGCTCACCCTTAAAATGCTGTTACGCGAACTTCGCCACGGGCACCGGCCCCAGAGGTCGCATTTGCTGTGCCACCGCCGCCGCCAGCCGGGGCACTTCCATCTTGCCCGTTAGAGCCGTTTCCTATGGCACCATTACCGCCCTTCCCCCCATAAACAGAGGTTCCACCGGCAACTCCACCAGAGGTTTCGCCTCCGGCTCCTCCGCCACCGCCATAAATTGAGGCACCGCCAGTACCCCCTCCGGTCGAGTTAGAGCCGCCGCCCCCTCCTCCACCGCCAAAGATACTCTGGCCGCCGTTGTCTTCGTTGCCGCCACCAGCGGCACCAAATGGATCACTGGTTCCAACGCCTCCATCTCCGGCTCCACCGCCGAGAGTTCCCGAAGCGCCGCCATTATCACCGCTTGCATTTCCGCCTACAGAGATTGCAGTTGCCCCGCCTCCTCCGCCACCGCCTGATGCAGAATTGCCTCCAGCTCCGCCGCCATAAGCCGTAACAAAGGCTGTCGTGCCAAAGGTACTATTACCGCCAGCATTTCCGTTAGTGCTAGACGATACAGCGGCTCCGCCAGCCCCAATCGTCACAGTTTCAGAAGCATCTACCGCATCGGCCTTGAGCAGTGCCCACACATATGAACCCCCTGCACCGCCTCCTGCATGCACCCCAGAACTCCGGGCCGCCCCTGAGCCGCCTCCACCCCATGTTTCAATGTAGAGCATCGTGGCCGTTACTGGCTTTTGCCATGTTCCGCTTGCTGTAAATATCTGCACGTCAGCCGCCTTGTGAGCCTCTACAGCATCACTAATCAGTTTTGGTGACCAAACACGCTCACCGGTCACTGACGCTTCTGTGATCTCGTTTGCGGTGGGCAAATCAAGATCAACCTGTATGTCTGTTCCAGTGACCATTTCGGCTATTGTAAATCCACCTAAGTCTAAATTGCCGCCTAGCACCGGTGAGGTGTCCTCGATGACGTTGGAAATGCCGCTAGTCACAGCAAGCTGTGACAGGACTTGCCAGACATCATTTGTTGCATCGTAGGTGACTGCAATTATTTCCCCTTCCCTGATAGCACCAGTTGCCAGATCATTTGTCGCATCACTCCGCAATCTTTTGGCACCAAGAGAACTGACGTTCAGCGTTGGAGATGCACCGCTTGTTGGGGTCATCTCGATGATGAAATTTAATCCATCGGTAAGCGTGTTTAGTGTGCGATTGGCCGTAACTGAATACGCGGTTGATGAGGTACTGGTCACTGTCAAATTGCTTGCAGTGTCAGCATACCAACGCCCTACGGCCCCTTGGTAAGCCTGATAGCGGTCAGCAACCGCAGACGGACTGGTGTTGTCCGTCAATCCAAAGGTCGTGTTCGTGTTGTTGCCGTCTGTAGTGTCCAGGTCCGTCATTTCCGCCGCAAAGGCATAAACGGAACTAGCAATCAACAAAACTAGAGCATGTGGTAAGTATTTTTTCATAATAGGTTTCCGATGTTAATTTTAATTACTTAACCCTGGTATGTTGGTGCCTTGCCATGCCGGCGGTTCTTCATCATCTTCCACGGCCTCCCTAATTGGCGGAATACCAACACCAAATGTACGTGCATATAATAACCTTAGAGCCTCTTTCTGAGATGCCCCCTGCAATGTTAGTGCGTTCGACATTGCTTTAGCAATTTCGGGATCATATAAAGCCTCACGCAACATTATATCAGCTTTTAATAGCGACCTGTTACGCAAAGAACGCAGTCCCGCATCTATGTATAAATATTGTGCCTGCACCCGGCCAGTTTGCAAGGCAAACATCCTGGAACCAAGCACTTGAAGTTTTTGCCCGATTTTTTCTTCGACCGCTTTAAGCGGCACCGCTTGAAACCCCGTCCCTCTGGCCGTTGGCACCACCTCACTCATGGAACGAGCGAGAGCAATATTGGATATATGTTTAAAATGTTCTTGCGAAAACAATAGCTTTAATGAACTTTGATTATCAGCCATAAAACTTATAATATCTGATGCCTCCCCTCCAGTTGCGCGATCCCATATATTTCTGCGTAATGCTTCAAGAATATCTGGGTTTGACTTGATTCTATTTACCAACTGACCCATTCTCCTTGGGTCTTTCAGACTTACATCAATAACATCTTGTGCTGTTTTGGTTGTTTTTTGATATTTATCCAATTCTTTGGCGAGAGCCTTGTTCTGAATTTCCTTACGTCTTGCCGAAAGTTCTCCAGACCTTATCAAAAGCGCTTTTTCTGCCCTGGCAATACCAGTCACTTTTTGATTTAAACTCGGAAATTCGTTGAGAACACTTTTATGTTTTCTTATCCAGTTTGCTAATGAGTTTGCGTTAATCTCCCCATTACGCACTGCCGCCTGCCGCAAAGAATCCAAAGCCACCGCCTCAAGATTATTCATGGCTCCTGCGTCATCCCGGTAAATTGCCTTAAACTGTTGAGCCGCGCTTATATTATTAGGTGAAAAAAACAGCTCTGCCACTTTTTCATCAGGAGTCTGGTAAAAGCCTCTTTCACCTAATTTTCTAACCTTATACGCTGCAGCCTTATCAAACCGATCTATATAATTTTCTTTGTAGTGTTGTCTAAAACCAACATAACGAGCCAAAAAGTCTGGATCGGTATACTCCCATCCAGCCAGGCCCGGTAATCTTTCAAAAATCTTGTCAATCCCTTTAAGCATCCCCACAAGCCGCCTAACATCGTTTTTCTTTCCGGCGTGCATTTTTTCAAATATTTCGCCACTAACCCTTTGACGATATGCCTTTAAGGTTTGAAACGTAAACGACTTATTTGGGTTTGCATCAAAAAACTCTTTGATTATTGGTAGCTCTGGCTCAGCTAATTGCTCCTGGATTTTTGGTAAAAACCTTCTAACAATTTTTTGCATTGGATTAATTTGGGCACGTATGTCTATGTTATTAACATTAAAACCTTTCGGCCCCGCCGCTCTATTCATATCCGCACGGGCGTTTGCCCTAATTTCATTATATTTTGACCGTAATTGCTGTCCCTTCTCCAGCCTGCTGATTTCTGGAATTTCTGCAGCTAAATCCACTCGTTTCTGCTGCAATAATTTTTCTTGCGCTTCAGTGCGAATCACCAAATCATCGATTTTATTTGCAGCCATATCTACAATAACTTCTGGGCTTGGCTCAACATTATTTGGGTCAGGCGCTTTTGCGTTTCGATATTTTTCTATGGCATAGTCAGAATCCTGCCGCCGAACATGTATTTTATTTAAAGCCTCGCCGGATGCCCTGGTCTCAACACCAATTGTTGTTGCTGTTAAGGCCGGATCACCTACTGTGGTTTGAAATTCTATATCTTTAATGGTTAAAGGTGTTTCTGTTTTTCCAAGCTGCGCCGCTAAAGGAGGTTTAAATCCCGGTATTTCGTCTGATAAACCAACCACTCTTGCTTCTGGAGAAGGCATCCCTCCAAGAACGCCTTTCACTGCTTTTTGTGCCTGTTTTGTTGGAGCAGCGCGAACATTTCTTATTCCTTGTTGCGCTATTCTTGTCGCCCAAGCCGAAGGCAGCATTGACGGCAATGTGCCTCCAGCCAACTTTGCCATTTGTTCCGTTACCGGACTGTCTGGAAACAGTTCTTGGGCAATAGACCCAGAAACGCCAGCAGAACCAGCTAACGCTGATTCACCTAAAAAAGTTGTTGCCGGTCTTTTTCTTATTGGTTTAAGAAGTTGCTCTGTAACAGCACCAGCGGTAGTAAATGGTTGTCGGACTGATTCACCCTCAGTAGTAATTGGTTTTCTAAGTCGTCGGAGCTTACTGCCTGTCCTTGCCGCCGCCGCCATACTACCATACGGGATTAACGACGCTCCAATTTCTTCCCCACCCCTCACCACTGCTTTTGACGCTGCAGTTGTAGGAGGCGGCCCTTTTATAAGTTTACCAACCGGGTTTCTTGCATAAAAATCTTGCCACCACTTCATGCCCAAAAATGGGTTTTTAGGCGGCATGCTTATGGGAAGATGCGGCAATGCTCGTTTTAGTTGCCCAACCCCCAAATTCGACAGACTTACAAGACTGCCAAGCCCATATTGCGTCATCCCTACTGGTATTGAACTTATTATAGACCGCCAATCTGACAACGTAGAATCGATGGTAGAGGACATATCTTTATGCGTTTTCCAAAGAGCTTCTTCTTTTTTAGACGGTAATTCTACGTCCTGTCCCTTTAATAGCCCTACATCTCTTGCCCTACCAAATTTTTGGTATAATCGTCGATTTTCTGACATTACCGCTTACTCCTGGGATCGTCCGGCTCATACAGGGTAAGCACACCATCCGGTGTTATAATTTTGACACCATTTTTCCCTCTAGTACCCTTTGGATACAACGCCACCCATTCCCGGAATATTGCATTTTGCTCTTTCACAGAAAGATTTTCGGGTATTGTAAAATGTTCTGTAGGTTTTGGCCCCATCGTATGCAACATTTTTCTATACACAATATTTTTCTCGTTTAAATCTTTTCTAAGTCCTGGCGCTGTAACTGTCGGAAGCGTCTCATTGTTAAGTCTAAGCTGTAATTCTAAATATTCGCGTAGAAGTTTTACGTTTGTAGCAGCAGTTTTTGGATTTTGAAAAAAATCTTCTACTTTTGGAAGGAACTCTTTTACCCTAGTTTGCTCTTTCTCAGTAAACTTAGTGCTATTAACCATTGCCCCCATCATCATTTGATTGAAAACAAACAAATGCTGTCTTGCCGCTTGTGTATCTGCAAAAGGATCATCAATAATTTGCAACCCGCCCAAGATATTATCTAGCGATGCGCTAAGCCTTCTCCAAAAACCGATACCCCTTCTTGCCGCTTCCTCAATACTAATTGATGGTTCACCGTCTTGATTTTTTTTGTTTTTTAATAATGTGCCGGCAAGTGCATCGACTGATCTAGCAGGATCGACAACATTTTTTTCTATTGGATTTTCTTTTCCAACCGGTGCACTTGCTAGTGCATCTGTTTTAGGCTCATCCGCTATTGGAATTGGTCTAAGTGTATTATCGACTGGATTCCAACTATAAACACCCGAAGTATTACTAACAATTTGAGTATTACCATCGATTATATTTCTTGCTAAATCTGTAGCTTCTTCTTTTCCAACCCCGCTTCTTATTAATTCTTCTCTTAGCTCGGTTATTTTAGTCGTTCGCACGGCGGGGTCTTTGGGGGCTTTTGGCTGCCACCGTGCCACCGGTTTGACAGGTTCTCCATCTCTTTGTATTGGTTTAAAAGTTACTCCCCCATCATTACTAACCATAGTTTGGATCATACCGTTTGCTAAAGGAACATCTCTAATTATCGGCTTTGGTTTTGTGGCATATTTGTGTTTTATTTTTTCTACTTCCTCCGTTTTTCGCAAACCTGGGTAAGCCTGATACAATGCCTGTTTTTCTTGTGCGGGTGACATTCCCGGACGAGGCTGTGCCCAGTTAATGCCTGTTTTCGGGTCTAACCCACCATATAACAGGGATTTTCCTGATTGTATGCTCTCACGAGCCGCCTGTTCGGAGTGGTATTTAGCCATTTCCGCCTGATGCTGTTCTCTTGCCCGGCGGTCCTCCAAAGCCTGCCTTTCTGCTAGACTTCCGGCAGCAGTGGCATCTGCAAACCCCTTGCCAAGCAAAGACATACGGGATGTACCCGCCGGTAATCTGCCCCCTGCAGCAAGTAAACTGGCTCCAAGAGTACCCAGGGTGGCACGCATACGCGGCGTTTGCCACCATTTTGGCTGCGGGGTTCTCGTGTCTGTGTCATATGCCATAATTTTATCCTTTAACCAAAGTATAACCCGCCGAGGCCGCCAAGCACACCGGCAGCACCAGCCCAGCCCATCGGATTTCCAACTTTTTCTGGCAAAGCAGCTAACAGGGAAGTACCTGCACCCAAACCAGTAAGCAAGGGGTTAGGCGGCTGATAATCCTTTGCTGTGGTCGTAGCCGTTGGCAACGGACCTAACGCCCCCATATAATCCACTGTTCTGGCTGTCGGTTCATCTCTTCCATACTCAAATCTTGCACGATCCTCTTCCAACTGCCTGCGTAAAAGGTCTTCACGTACTGCGCCAACCTTGGCAAGTTGCCCAATATCGGTGTATTCACCCGCCGCAAGAGTTGGTGCCAGTCGTGAGGCATCCATTTGCCGAGCACGTTCAGCTTCAAATGTTGGATAAGCAAGCTGGGCAGACACGTCACCAACCGTGTCTAAGTAACCCTGCGATGCCGCATCAATTGCGCGTTGCGTTGCAATGTTCGAGCCGCCTCGACCGGCCTGAGAAAAACTACCTCTAATTCTGGGCAGAACAACATTTTCAAATTGTTCAGTAACTGGGCGCAGGGATCGATCTACCAGCGCGTCGTAGGCTGGATTTCCCCCTTGCAAAAAATCGCCTCCCAGTGTTTGCTGTAACTGCTGACGACCAGCAACGTCCAGCGGTGAACCTGCTAAAGCTCTCCCCGTCTGTGCCGCCAGCGCAGTCTCGGTTTCTGGACTAAATGGTGGAATGGCAGTTCCCGGAAAATAATCAGTAGGGCGATCCAGAATATTGCTTCGTGCTGCCTGCAATCCAGGCTCTAAAAATTGCCTTGAAAAAGGTGATGGATCACTGGTTTGAGTTGATATTTGTGTGCGATCTCCACTGCCTCTACTCATAGCGTTTTCTCCAGTAAAACATGTGTTTTCTTCCAGTCTGGAAGAACTTTCTCCCACCCTGGCCTTGCCCATGCCTCGATAATTTCACAATTCTGTCCACGACCAAAATCCTCTATTTCATCAAGATATTCTAACCATTCATTGCGGTTTTTTCCGACCATAATAATAATCGATAACGCCTTGCACGAAGGAAATTGAGCTACTTCGACAATGCAAACCGCAACAACCTCACTATTTTTGTAAACGGCAAAAGCGACCATTTTGCTTGTCGCCAAGGCATTATACACATCTGCAACATTATAACGCCCAGAAGAGCGCTTTAATGCCTCAATTACCCACCTTGCAATATTGGGCCAATGCAATCCAAGCTGACCGCTATCTACCATTACCAGCTCAGTATCAACCAAGGACGACATAGGCGAAATCACGATCCGTTTGCGAATTATTCGCATGGGCTAATGTTGCGGTTTGATCCCCTCTTGCCGACACATATAAATTTGCCATTGCTGTCGCCGCATTTGATGTCAGCGGAGTAAACAGAACCACACTTGTTGAGCCAATCCTCAAATCAGCCAGAGTTGTCGTTGCCGAACTGGCAGTTAGAGTAACAGTGCCCTTGGCATTGATTTTGCCATCAAGCAATGTGTTTATCCCTAAAGCAAGATCATGGCGATGCTCTTCCTCATTACTGTGGGTCAGGGGCACGCGCCGATATGCCTGATTTAACGCTCCAGCTCTTGGGCTTGCAATCGCCACTATGTCACTCCTGTACCAATTGCACTAATTTCTACGCCCTGTGCGTGAGTCCAGGTGCCGCCAGCGGCCACTGAACATCTTACCCTGTGGTGCCTGCCCTCAGATAACAGTGTGCAAAGGCCAGAAGTATTAATGCTTGCCGCACTGCCAAATGAAGCTGTGTCCTGCACCTTGATGCGAGAGGCCACAGATGCCGTAATTGTGCCGCCATCAATAAATGGACGTATACCGATAACCTCTGATCTTTGGCCTCTAAATGGCTGAAATTCCCCCGTATCAATCGTTGCCGCCAAATTGGAGCCAGTGAAATGGCAGTATCTGTTTGAGCTATCGAAGGCAGCTAAAATTCTATCTCCGCCCTGCCATGCCCTTGATCCTAGCGGGAAGGGCAGGCCGCTAATTGTGCTTGAAACAGAATCCAGCTCTGACAACGTGTAGCCGGACTGGATTGCCGGAAAAATCAGTTGTGTTGCGACCTCTCCTTCCGACCACTTGTTTTCTTGCCAATTGTAAAAAAATATACGATTAGGCTCACCCGCCGTTGTTGTGCCCTCCCCCGGAAATGACCAGGCCACAACTTTGTTTAACGGGTCAATTGCAGAAAAAAGCCTGCTCTGATTGGACAAATCAAAAGTTTCCCAGAAAAACCGGTCCACCATGCCATGCCCAATTGGCGTAGAGGCGGTGCCGTCACAGACGAAAAACCCTTCTTCTGAGATGTAAAACACCAAGCGGCCATGTCCGATCACAGAACCACTCAATGGCGTTCCCCTGCGTCTGTCAATTGTATCTAGCTGGTATGCCAGTGGGGCACCGGCGAATGACATGCGAATAATTTGACGTTCCATGAACACCAAGCCGTATTCTGCGCCACCCACCACTTTCATCACCTTTCCGGCATCTGGTATATTCTGGAAATCACAA